TGGGCGCGCGTCGATCTCGCCAAGTACGGGACCGGCCTCAAGTCGGCGAAGAACATCTTCATCCACCCGCACGGCGGCGCATCGAACCGGGCCGGCCTGGAATTCATCGCCGAAGTCAAGGACAGCACGAAGATCACGCGGCTGATCCCGTTCCAGTTTAACACGGAGCAGTCGTACATTCTGGAATTCGGCGATCAATACGTGCGCGTGTTTCGCGACGGCGGCGCGGTGCTGAGTGGCGGCACGCCGTATCAGTTCACGACGCCTTATCTGCCGGCCCAGGTGGGCGATCTCGTCTACACGCAAGAGGCCGACGTGATGTACCTCACGACCGTCCTGCATGCGCCGCGCAAGCTCGGACGGCTGGCCGACAATAACTGGGCGCTGACGACGGTCAGTTTCGGCCCGAAGAATGCGGCGCCTACGGGCGTTCAGGTCAACCCGTCGTATAAATTTAGAAGCGGTACGTGGGCCAATTTCGTCTTTCGCGTCACATCGGTGAGCGCAGGCGGCGCAGAGAGCGCCCGGAGCGGCACTGCCGGCGTGGGGCATCAGTGGGAATTTGAAGACGGCAGGTTCCTCCGGGTCACATGGAACACCGTGCCGGGCGCTGTGTCATACAATATCTACAAGGACAATGACGGTTTTGTCGGGACATCGTTCACGAACCAGATCGAATTCCCCTCCGGCAACATCGTTGGGGATAGCACGCCCGCGCCGACGACCGCCGACCCAGGCGCACCGGCAACGCCGACCGGCATTTCCGCAGTCGTCCTGTTCGGCAAAGAACATACCTATGTCGTTTCCGCGGTCGATGAAGCAAGCGGAGAGGAAAGCCTGCCGTCTGCGGGCGTCACCGCTCGCAACGACATGAACTTTAAGGGCAACCGAAACACGATCGCCTGGAACCCCGTCACAGGCGCGTCGTCGTACATCGTCTATCGATTGGACAACGGCGTATATGGCTACATCGGCACAACCGAGACGACGACGTTCGTTGACGAGAATATCGTGCCTGACACGTCAAGCGGGCCGCAGGGCGCCGCCAATCCATTTGTCGGGGCAGGGAATTATCCGCGGTGCTCGACGTTCGTAGAACAGCGGCTCGCCTTCGCCTCGACGCTGAACGATCCACAAGCCGTCTGGATGTCGCAATCGGCGAACTATGAGAATTTCGGGTACTCCAACCCGCGCAAGGCGAGCGATGCTTTCGAATTCCGCATCCGCGCGCGACAGGTGAACGAGGTTAGGGCCTTGCTCCAGACGCGCGGCCTGATGGTGCTCACGTCAGGCGCCGAATGGGTCGTGTCTGGCGGGCAGCAGGATTTCTTGTCGCCGGATCAGATCGTCATCAAGAACCAGGGCTATCGCGGCGCGGCGCGCGTGCAGCCGATCGTCGTCGGAAACACGGTGCTGTTCGCCCAGGAGCGCGGCGGCGTGGTGCGCGACTTCTCGTATGACTTCGCCGAAGACAGCTTCACCGGGAAAGACCTGACGATCCTGGCGCGGCATCTGTTCGAAGGCCGTGAGATCAAGGCGTGGGCCTACGCCCAGGCTCCGTACTCGATCGTTTGGGTGGTGCTCGATGACGGCTCGCTCGTGTCGCTCACCTACATGAAGGAGCACGACGTTTGGGCGTGGTCGCGCCATGAGACTGACGGCACGTTCGAAGATGTCGCCGTGATCGGCGAGGGGCGCGAAGATGCCGTCTATTTCATCGTCAGGCGCATGATCGACGGCGTGTCGAGGCGGTATATCGAACGGCTCCACACGCGGGAATTCGAAGCGATCGATGATGCGTTCTTCGTCGATAGCGGGCTGTCGTATGATGGCGCTCCAGTGACGGTCATCAGCAACCTCGACCACTTGGAAGGCAAGGAAGTCGTCGCGCTCGCTGACGGCAATGTCGTGCGCGGGCTGACGGTATCCGGTGGCTCGGTCACGCTCCCGAACGCGGCCTCGAAGATCCATGTCGGCCTGCCGTACTCGGCCACGCTGAAAACGCTCGATCTCGATCTCGGTGAGGTCCGCGGCCTCGGCACGGTGCAGGGCCGCAAGAAGTCCGTTTCCGAAGTGACGATGCGCGTTGAAATGACGCGCGGCATCTGGCTCGGGACCGACGAATACAGCCGCGATAGCGGGAAGATGGTCGAATACAAGCAGCGCTCGACAGAGGCTTGGGACGAGGCAATTCAGGCGTATACGGGCGATCTGAGGCTCACGCCGATGCCGGCCTGGACCGATGGCGGGAATGTCGTCGTGACGCAGTTCGACCCGCTGCCGATGACGATCCTTGCGATCATGCCCGATGTCACGCTTGGGAAATAGGATCGATGTGGTTCCGGCCGACGCCTCGCATATCGCGTCTATTGCGGAGCGAATGCGGGCGGCGGATGTCGATGAAGTCATGGCCGCATCTGGCCGCACTCCGCATGAAGCCCTTGAAATATCTCTGCGGAAATCGGCAATCGCGTGGACCGCGCTGATCGACGGCCGGCCCGAAATCATGTTCGGCGCCGGAGATCTGAACGTCCTGACCCTGACCGCTGCGCCTTGGCTGCTCGGCACCGATGCCGTCGCCCAAAACTATCGCGCCTTCCTGCGCGGATCGCTCGATTGGAGGGATCAACTGTTGGGGCGGTATGCAGTGCTGAGGAACGTGGTCGATGACCGGAACGAGATTTCAAAGCGCTGGCTGCGGTGGATGGGATTTGAATTGTCCGAACCCGCCGCCCTTGGCGTCAACGGGGAAATGTTCCGGCTGTTCGAATTGAGGCGCTGACTTATGTGCGACATCGGTATTGCACTGACGCTTGCATCGACGCTGCTCGGCGCTGCCGGCACGATCCAGCAAGGTCAGGCTCAGGCAGCCGCCTCCGAGTACAATGCCAAGATCGGTGAGATGAACGCGAAGATGGCGGATCGCCGCGCTCGTGACGCGCTGGAGCGCGGCAAGGTCGAGGAACAGCAGAAGCGCCGCGAGATATCGCAGTTGCAGGGCAGGCAGAAGGCGGCGATGGCCGCGAACGGCGTCGACCTGACGTTCGGGTCGCCGCTCGACGCGATCGTTGATACCGCCGTGCTCGGTGAGCTGGACGCGCTGACGGTGCGCCGGAATGCGGCCCGCGAGGCGTATGACCATGAGGTCGACGCCGTGAACCGGAGGGCGGGGGCGAACCTCGATCGCATGAACGCGAAGGCGGCGAAGACCGGCTCGTATCTCTCTGCGGCCGGAACGGTGCTCGGCGGCGCGGGCAAGGCGTACACCGCGTATAAATCCCCGCTGGCCGCGTGAGGTAACTGATGCCAGTCGTCCCCCAGTATCAGCAGACGGTTCGTGATCGCCCGATCTTTCAGCAGGGCGTCGACGTGCGCGCGAGCGCCGACGACATGGGCGCGGCGGTCGGACGGGGAATGCAGGGGCTTGCCGCTGGCCTGTCCGACATGGGCGATGCGATTGCCCAGGTGAAGGATCTGGAGGACATCGCCGCCGCGAAAGAGCGCGACAACGAACTGGCGAAGTGGGACCGCGAAGCCAAGTATGGCGAGGGCGGGTTCATGACGCTGGAAGGCAAGGCCGCGGTCGACGGCCGCGCCGACTATGAAGCGAGGCTTGAAGAAAAGCGCCGCGAACTCGGTAAGGGCTTGTCGCCGTCCGCTCAGCAGAAGTACTCGCAGGCGTCTCAGGCGCGCGTGAATTCGTCGCTCGACCAGTCGATCGTTCACCAGGCAAACGGTCGCAAGAAGTGGTTCGCGGATGCTTCGACGGCGCGCGTGGCGACGTTCGCGGAGGATGCGCTTGCCAGCTACGGCAACCCGGCCACGGTCAACAAGAACATCGCGGCGGGGCAACTGGAGCTTCGGCAGCAAGCCGAGATGATGGGGTGGGACGCCGATGTTCTGAAGCTCAAGGAGGCCGAATTCATTTCCGGCGTCCACAAGAACATCACGCTCAGGATCGCCCAGGACGATCCGATCGCGGCCGAACAGTACATCGCCGATCGCGGCGCCGGCATGTCCGAGGCCGACAAGATGGTCCTGCGCAATTCGCTGGAGGCACCAGTTCTCGCCGCCAAGGGCGAACGCAACGCCGCAGCGATCATCGGCGGCATCCCGGCGCAGGACATCGAAGCCCCGGCCCGGGCGAGCGAGATCGAGCGCAAGCCGTTGCCGCCGGTCGAGGGGCCAGTTCGGTTCAACGAGGTCGCGAGCAAGATGCTCGGCCTGAGCGAGCGCGACGACAACGCCGCCATATCCGATTTCATCAAGCGATCTGCCGGCATCTCGATCGACCCCAAGGTGACGCCGTGGTGCGCGGCCTTCGTCAACGGCGTCCTCGGCGCGTCCGGCGTCGAGGGAACCGGCAAGCTCAATG